GCATGACGTTGTCAAGGCGGGTGCCCCCTCACTCCTCCCACACGGCCGCCATGACGATGGCGCCGGCGCGAATGACGGGCGCGCGGCTCAAGGACGGCTCGCGCGGCACGTCCTTGCCCAACGATGGCGCCTCCTGGCCTAGCGGCGGCTGAGGGCGAGGGGGAGTCGGCGGCTGGAGAGGCTGGGGCTTGTCGGCCATGCGTTCCTCCTAGGTGTAGACGCCCACCACAAGGGCGTCACGCGGGTCGGACTCGGAGAAAAAGATGAGGGCGCAGCGACGGCCGACCACCATTTCGGTGGCGGCAATGTTGCGGGCTACCGGCACGTCCGCCAGCCACACTGACAGGCTCCCCGCCACCTGAACGGTGGCGGTGTAGGAGCCAGCGTTGAAGCCCTTGACCGTCCCCTTGCGCACGTTCATCCCTAGACTGCTCCCAATGACAGCCGCTGCTCGTAGACGGGCACCCTGCCGCCCGCCGAGTAGCGCATACTCAGGCCGAGCACCCGCCGCTGAGCGTTCGTCAGGCCGGCCGACTCGTCGGTGATGGAGATCACGTCGTAAAGCTCCTGGCCGCAGTTCAGCGGCACCACGATCTCGCCGCTCCTGGAAGCGATCTCCTGGTGGCGCATCTCGGCGTCGGCCCGGTCTCGGGCGCGAGCGACTGTGTTCAGGTTCAGGTCATCCACCTGGCGGACGCGGTCGTAGGCATCATCGATCTCATCCCAACCGAAGGCTTCCACGAAGGGGCCGTCGCCAAACACCTGCACCCGGTTGGCCTGGGGGCGCTGGCTGCCGTAGCGGCCGCGGAAGATGGCGTGCTCCGTGCCGTAGGAGTAGACGCTGGCCTCGTCGGCTCGGGGGTTCTTGATGTAGGCGAAGTTGCCCCGGAAGAAGATAACGTCGGGTACCACGGCCAGCAGGCGAAGCACCGCAGTCGCTCCACTCTCGCCCGGGTGGATCGTGAAGCTGGGGTAAAGGTCAGTGATGACACCACTGCTGCCGGCGCTGAAGAACTCCAGGCTCGCTCGCGCCATGACGAAGGAGAGTAGCTGGAAGACGTTCCTTTCGCCCTGGGCCCAGGCGTACTGACGACGCGCCCGCCAGCCCTCCAGCAGTTGCCAGGCGTCGCGGGCGTGGAGGACGAGGGTGGCCTTCCCTTCACCGGAGGTGTATTCCCACCCCTCGATCCAGTAGGCGAGGCCCGAGGAGGCCAGAGGGCCGCTGACAGTCTGGTAGCCGGGGCTCACTCGTACCTCGCCGCCGGCCTTGATGACCGCCTTCTCCCCTGACAGGTCCAGGTAGCGGCCATCATCATTGCGCAAGACCAGGCGAAGGCGGCCACCGTCGGGATCGGTTTCGGTGGTTAGCTCTAGGACGTCGGCTGTGACATCCAGTGCGGCAGCAGCGAGAGAGGCCTGCCAGACGCCCGAGGGGGTGGTCAGCCACGCGTCGCTCGAGCTATAGGCGATGGCCAGGCCGTAGTCGCTGGCCAGATTCATGGGCACCGGCTCCCGCCAGAGGTTATCCGCGTAGTCGGCTGTGGCCAGCGAGAAAGAGAAGTGGGGGCGGGAATAGCTTTCGCTGCCCGTGTACTTCTCGACGAAGGTGAGGCGAAAGACGTCGGGGTAGGCCAGGGAGGGGGCGCGGAACTCCATGTTGGAGCCCGCGCTGGCCGTCGCCACCTCCCGCAGGGGTGACCAGGTGCCCACCGCCTGGGAGTAGCCATCGCCGTAGATGCAGGTCCAGACCTTGCAGGCGCCCTGGGCGTCGCTGCCCGAAACCACCACGTTGAAGTCGGCCTCATACTGGCAGGCCAGCCCGCTCACCGAGGCCAGGCTGTTGCTCCAGGCGGCGGGGCTGCCCCAACTGCTGTCGCTGCGTTTCACGGCGTAGACGGTGCCCCCTACCGAGTAGACGAGGAGGACGGTGTTGTCAGCCTTGAGGTCGGCGGCAAGCCAGCCCACAGCGGACGCTGCCGTCGTTATCGCTGTGGCTGAGCCGAAGGTAGCGCCGTAGTCGCTGCTCTCCCTCACGTATATTGTCTTGCCATTGGTGCCCACGTAGAAAAGCAGCACCTGGGCCGCTCGACTGGCTAGGGCAACGCCGCCATTGGCGGTGGCCTCCACAAACGTCCAGTTGCTGAAGTTGCTGCCTGGGCCGGGGCTGGTCACCCGCTGGCGATAGAGAGAGCCGCTGTCCACACGGCAGCGGATGAGGGAGCCATCGCCGGGCATGGTGGCGGCATGATAGCTGTCGGCCTCGCTGCCCGAGTACAGGCGCTGCCAGTCCAGGCGACGGATGCCGCCGATCTGGTCGGTGATCTGCACCTTCAAGTAGGGGATGGCGCTGGCACTCTTCTGGGCGGCGAGCAGGGCGGAGGGTAAGGTTTGCATGTTCTGGGCAGCTAGCTATGCCCCAGGAGGTCCGCCAGCGTGGCAGGCAGCTCGCGCCCCGCCTTCTGGTAGTGAGAAGCCAGGTGGCGGGCCGCCGCCAGGATCTGCTCTGGCGTCGCTTCCACCCGGCGGCCGCGATACCCGCCCGGCGAGAGGGCGGCGACCGCTGCTGCCATGTGCTGCCAATCCACCGTTCGCTCGCTGTCCAGCCGCCCCTTGAGGGAGCGGAAGATGGCTCGCGTGTGGTGAGGCAGCTTCCAGGTATCGGGGTCGTCAGGGTCGCCAACGAAGGCGAAGGCCTCGGCAGGGAGCCCTTCCCTTCGCGACTGAAGGCCGGAATGAATCTTTGCCACCGACATGGTAGTCCTCACCTCTTCTCTATGGTTACCAGACAGAGCTCTGGTCGACCGGCGATGTGGCCGGCGTGTACAGTTGCCGCACCCGCACGGCGTTGCGGCGGCTGTGCTTGGCCAGGGCGTGAGAGAAGACGGCCAGGCGCTCCTGGCCCCAAGTCAGGTACTGGCGCCAGACGTCCTGCCCGCCCACGTTGACGCGATTGGTGGCGAAGCTGGCCCACCCCAGGGCGGCGTAGGCGGCGGCGCCGGTCGCCACCAGCTCCTCCAGGTGGGGTGGGATGGTCGAGGTGGAGGCGTCCAGGATGTGCATCCGGCCGTAGTAGATATTGACCGATTGGTCGCCAAGGGGCTTCGCGTCCACCAGGAGGGTGAGGGTGCTTGCCCACAGGGAGAAGGGGACGTAGCTGGGCGGATACATGTCTACCGGATACTCCGCCGCTTCTACAGCGACCAGGTCGCTGAGGCTGGCCAGGGAGATATCGCGGCTGCCTTCGCTGGTGGCCAGGGTGGCTTTGGCCTCCAGCGGGATGGCCAGGCTCAGCTCCCGCACCACCCGCTCGATGTGACGGTCCAGCTCATCGTCGGTCCAGCGCTGGTTGGCCGGGTCCTCGTCGTGCAGGTCGCGCCGGACGCGCGTTCTCATCTCAGATAGGTCCACGGGTTACCTCCCCTGACTAGGCCTGCCGCAGCATCGCCCTCACTGAGGCAATGAGAACCTCTGACTCGCTGAGGTAAGCGTCTATGAACTCCTCCAGCTCAGCGCGCTGAGCCTCTGAGAAGCCTACCGACAACTGGCCGTCTAGCGAGCGCCAGATGACGCCCGCGTGCAGGTGGTTGGTTAGCTGGCGGATCGTGTCCTGGCGCTGGGACAGGCCGTTGAGCATGTTCACTAGCGTTTCCAGATTCTTTTCGCTGAGGCCCATCGTTTCTCCTCCGTTAGGCCGCTTCCAGGGTCATGTAGCTTCCCGACTTGACGACCCGGTAGAGCGTGCTGCCGAACTTCAGGTAGAGGTTGGTCTTGTCGGCGGGCGGGTCGGCGCCGCCAAGCAGCCGCAGGTAGGGGGTGGTCGGCCCGAGCTCCAGCAGGCGGACGGTGGCCGCCGTCTGGTCGAGGATGCGAAGGCCGTAGGCTGTGCCCGCGCCGGAGCCGCCCTGGTTTTCGATGTCGATGCCGAAGACGTTGTCCGGCTTGCTGGCGCCCCAGTAGGCAGCCGATACGTGGAGGCCCCTTACAGTCGAGAGGATGCCTGTCCCTGACGCGCCGCTCTGCTGCTGGATGAGGATGCCCCCTAGCTGGTGGCAGGGGCTGGGGGTATTGTGCTGGGTGAAGAAGTAGAGGCCGTAGACGTAGGAGGCACTGGGGGTGCCCTGGCCGACGGCCCCGCCGCTGAGACCGTAGGTGAACTGGGGGCCAGCGGCCCGATTCCCATACACCAGGTTGTAGACGCCGCAGGCGGGGTGCGTTGACAGGGTTCCGATGACGCTGACCAGCCTGCCGTCGTTGGGGGTAGCGTCAGCAAAAGCCGCGTGTTGGCTCACACGGAGGTCACCGGCGAGGGATACATGCGGGCTGGTGGGCGAGAGGGTGATGCGGTTGTTGCCGCCTGAGTCGCGGATGGTGTTCTGGCTGAGGCGCAGGATCTCGATCAGGGCCTCGCCTTGGGAGGGGACGAATCCGGTATGACCCGATTGAGCATAGCCCAGGTTGGATAGAGCCGAGTGGTCGCTCGCGCCGCCACCCTCTGGTTCGCCAAACAGTTTCAGTTCGCCCAGGTTGTCCCCTCTAGCTCAAGGAAGCATAAACAGAAATGGAAAGGCTGGCGGCGGTGGCCGACACCACCTTCAGAAACACGGCGGCTCCCCGCACCTCTGCGTCCAGGCTGGGGATGGAATTGGCGGCCAGCTCCGCCTGGCTGAAGCTGCGTTCGCAGCCGCGGAAATACTTGCCCGCCGTGGCGTCCCACACCAGGAGCTGCACCTTGAGGGCGGTGAGGCCTGTAGAGCCGCTGGTGTCCAGATCGAGGCGGATATTGCGGTAGCCGCTGCAGTCCACCCCCGCGCTGGCGCTGGTGGGGTCGGAGGGGTCGGCCGCCGTCAGGCCGCTGCGATGGACAATGGGCGTCGTCTCCTCGTAGACCGGCCCCTTGGGCACACCCTGAGAATCGATGCGAACGTTGGCCACGGATTCTCCCTTCGGTCGGCTGAGTCAAGGGCCGAAGGCCAGGGGGGCATCGGATTGGCCTCCCCACGTCCCCCGACCCTTGACGTCGGCCCTGCCTATGGCCGCACGCCCACCAGCTTGGCCAGCTTGAGGGTGTTGAACAGAGCGGTGGCCGTGTACCACTTGATGCGGCTGCGGCTGGCGTCCTTCTGCTCCAGGCTTCCCACGCGCTCCACCTGCAGACCACCCGGCCCGGTGAGGCCGGCCAGAGCCCCCTCGCCGAACTGAAGGGCGTAGATGGTGGAGCAGTCGGTGCTGGTGCCCACCGTCTGGTTGTCGGGGATGTAGTCGGACACGCCGAGGGGGATGCCGTCGTAGTACTGGACCATCTGGCCGAACTGGTCGCGGTCGCTCTCCAGGAAGGTGCCGGCGGTGCGACCCAGCTTACTGATGATGCGACGGCTGCGCCGGCTCATCAGCAGGAGCTCCGGCTTGCCGCCCTTCACTGTGTCCACCAGCTCGTCCAGCTTGTCCAGGGTCAGGGAGCCGCCGTTCACCCCCATGCTCAGCGTCTGGCCGGACTGGCACAGCTTGTCGATGCCGTCGAAGGCCTTGGGGTTGGTGGACGAGTCGCCGCTGATGAACGTCTGCTCGAACAGGTCGCGCACCGCCTTGGCCTTCAGCTCGATGACGGCCGCCTCCAGGTCCTGGACGTTGGAGCGGGTGGCCACAAGGTAGTTATCGATGTCGGCGTCGCCGCCCATGATCTTGAGGGTGGCCGTGACCTGGGAGAAGGTGGGGGTCGATTCCGTCCAGGTGTCGCCCACGTCGTAGAAGGAGGCGGTGGCGGCCGTGCTCTCGCGGTTGTAGGTGAGGCCGTTGCCCACGATCTCGATGAAGGGCAGTACCTGGAGGATGGGGCTGTCCTTGATGATCGTCTCGATGACGCCCACTAGGAGGACGTCGTTGGAAAGCTTGGATGCTTCGGCCAGGGTTAGGGCCATTTTCTACACACTCCTTTCCTGTGCTCAGTCCGTAGCTGCAGACCTTCAGGTCTGCTCCCGTTCGCAGGGCTAAAGCCCTGCAGCTACGCCGTTGCTAGCGTTGCCGTGATAGGCCGTAGACAATCTTCTCGCCCGGGCTGAGCGCCGAGAGGTCGGCGGCGCGCCGAGCGGGGGCACCGGTAGGCACCCGCAGGGCTTGGGCTTGCGACTCCAGGTGGCTGCGTAGCTGGGCGACCATGCGCAGGGCGGCCTCGATCTGCTGGTCCACCTCCTCCACCGTCTCGCCGCTCACCAGATCGGGTGGCACATCCGGCTTGCCGGCCAGCAGGGCATCGCGATACTTGCTGGCCGCCGCCTTGAGGCCGGCCTGGAGCGCTTCCGTCTCCTGGCGGAGGCCAGCCATCTCCTCGTCGCGGGCGCCAACCTGGGCCTGGGCCTCGCCCAGAGAGGCGGAGAG